AAAGCGCAAGCAAAGGTATTCGAATCATTTTATAAATCGCACTTACTACTACACGGTATCGCAGGCACAGGAAAGACATTCGTCAGCCTCTACCTCGCTCTAAAAGAAGTACTAGAGCACAAAGGTTTTAAACGCATAGCAATCGTAAGAAGCTGTGTTCCAACAAGAGAGATTGGCTTTATGCCAGGCACGCTAGAAGAAAAATTAAGCGTGTATGAACAACCCTATAGAGAAATAGTTAACTGCATCACACAAAGATGTGATGGGTATGACCTACTTAAGGAAGCTGGTATAATCGATTTTATGTCAACTTCGTTCATAAGAGGTCTAACATTAGATAACACAATCATCATCGTAGATGAAATTCAAAATATGACATTTGGTGAACTTGATTCAGTCATCACAAGAGTTGGCGACTATTCAAAGATTATCTTTTGTGGTGACTATAGACAAACAGATCTACAGTCTACCAAAGATAAATCTGGTCTAAAAGACTTTATGAAGATCTTAAATACTGTTGCAGATGTTGACTATATTGAATTTTTGGTGGATGATATAGTGAGATCAGGATTCGTAAAAAAATATATTATTGCAAAAACGGAATTAGGATTTGGATAAGGTAGACTTTGAACTAAGAACACATCTATATAATTTTCCAAAATTAGAAAGAATAGACGGTGAGCCAAGATTATATGTAACACCGGAGGGGGCCAAGCTCCCTTCGGTGACCTCCGTTACCGGATTCACAACGAAAGAAGGAATCCAGCAATGGAGGAGTAGAGTTGGAGAGGCTGAAGCCAATAAGATATCTAAGAAAGCATCTAATAGAGGAACTTCTGTTCACAACTTAGCTGAAAAGTATATTCTAAAGGATGAGAAGTTTGATGAGGCCTACAAAAAGGCAATGCCAGATGCTATAGATTTGTTTCACAAAATTAGACGAACCTTGAATGATAAAGTCACAGCGATTCACGCTCTAGAGACTCAGATTTGGTCTGATTATTTGAAGGTTGCAGGTACTGTAGATTGCATAGGTTTATATGAAGGTGAATTGGCTGTAATTGACTTCAAAACATCTTCTAAACCAAAGCAAGAACACTACATTGAACACTATTTCATGCAAACTTCAGCTTATGCCTGTGCGTGGTATGAACTAACCAAAGAACCTATAAATAAACTAGTCATTATAGTTGCTAATGATGAAGATACAGAAGCACAAATCTTTCAAAAAACTACATATAAATACTTGAAGATGTTTAAGGCAACACGCGATCAGTTCTTCATTAAATACGGGATCTAGCATGGCAAACACGGCAGTAGTAGAAACATCACCAGGGGAACAAGCTTCTAATGGTAATGTGAAGGAGCTTACACTAACAATTAAAGACACAGTTTCCAACACTGATGTAACTTCGTATGTTGTGTATGTCAAAGATGGAGTAATCATATGACACCATATGGTCTAAGAAGACATCCTAAGTTTCATGTTTTTAGGCTGAAGTATCCAGCTGGATTTCAATACGAAATTCCAATTGTCCAAGGCGTGTATATTTACCCATTAACAAATTCCGGAGTTGTGCAGTATGATGCTGGCACTTCAAACACTAGTTTAGTTGGTACGAGTACAATACCAGGTACTTTAATTGCAACAAAAGATATAATGTACGGTACCTATGTTAAGTTTACGATACTAAATGCTGATGCTGAGTCAGTTCATATTGTACCTATAGAAGAAGTGGACAGCCCTCAAATAGATAATTTTGCAAGTGGTCAAATTGTTGAGGTTGATGGTTCATATACATTACCAGCGCAAACATATTGCGTTGTTGTTGAGGGTACTTTATCATTTAACCTAAGTGGATCCAGCTTTACAGCAAACTCCGAAGAAGACACATACATTTTTGATTCAAAGATGTTGGATACAGAGGTAACAGGTCAAGGTAGGTTACTAACATTTAACATTGTGGAAAATGCGTGAGCTTAAATTTATAGTTGTCAAAGCTGCTGGTCCATATGTCAAAAAGGGATTTGTAACATGGGTGGGAGCAGATAACGTAACTCGCAAAACTAGGTGCGTTAAGTTTACACAACAATTCTACTTTGACGACAAGATGGTCTTTAGCCAAGCAACACTAAACTGTACTGCTGGTAATGAAGTGTGATAATATTTTACAGTGAGCTAACTATCACCAAATCACATTATCCAGGTTTAGGTGATTGGTATGCTACAAAATTTAATGAGCCAAAAGTAACACATTTGTATGTTGAATCTGGTTTAGTAGGAATTCTAGATTCACTAACACATGATAATATAACAAAAGTTCAAGCTGGTTCGCTTGTAAGAATTGTTGACAACACAAAAAATGCAAATGGTGAAAAAACAATAGGAATCGTATACGAGGAAAGTATATTTTACTGCATCGGTGCGTGGGTACGAGGCGAACCAAAATTTATTGAGAATGTAGATTGTAACAGCAATTACATTCTTGATGCTAACACATATGCCGTAGTTATGGAAGGTAGTGTTGAATTTGAAGAGGGTAAGGTAGTAAAAGCTGATAAGCTAACTCTAATAAAGAAAAGGGACAACCCACTCACACTTCATGGTAATGCAAGGCTGATCGTGTTTCGTTACTAGGAGAAGGAAATGAGACTACAAATAGATGGTGGAACCAAATTGCACCATAGACATTGTAGACAATTCGTACGTTTTTTCTCCAACAGATTTTTCACTAAAGAATGCAGTAAACAAATATCCATTAAGTTACAGTTTGTTAAAAGGAAAAGGATTCGATATAACGAACCTTGCGCTGAAGTGGAATGGGTCGATAACCCTCGCCAGCCTAGAAAATTCAAAGTTGTAATATTTGTAGAATCAAAACCATCGTTAAGGTACATCATAAGTTCGCTAGCACATGAGATGGTTCACGTTAAGCAGTATGTTAAGAATGAATTAGTGGATCTAGTGTCAACTAACTATAATGTATCGATGTATAAGAATAAGAAGTACAACTTAAATAAGACACCGTACTTCGATCAACCCTGGGAAATCGAGGCATATGGACGAACTCCCGGTCTATTGCTCGAGTATTTTGAAAGAGTTAAGTTAGCTAGAAAAGTATTAAAACAACCTGTTGACTTCTGATTAAAATCGTGTATACTATCCTCTACTTGATAAGTGTGATGTCAAGTATTTGTTAATTGTTAAATTGATGGAGATATTGAAATGAATACTAATAAGACACGCGTTGTTGAAGTTCTCGAGAAGAATCCTAACGGCTTGACTCTCGCTCAACTTCAGAAGAAGGTTGGTACTGGTGCTGCAGCTCGCGTTAGCGAAGCTCGCTTTGCTGGTTTCCCAATTTATTCAAACCGTAAGACGTTTGCCAATGGCCGTACGTCGACTGTTTACCGTCTCGGTAAGCCTTCCAAGCGCTTCACGCGTAACATGAAGGCCGGTCGCACTCAGATCGCCGTTCGCTCACTCTACACTCGCGCTGCCTAATTCCCAATAGGCACTTGTAATGGAGAGGGGGCTAGGTTCTCTAGCCCCTTTTCTTTTTATGAAACTAGACGTTAACTATCCTTATCCTTATCCAGTTGGCATATCTTGGGACAAAAGATTCCTAGAACTTGCCCAGCACATTGCTCAATGGTCGAAAGATCCATCTACAAAAGTCGGTGCAGTTATAGTAGACAAGGAGCGAAGAGTTGTTTCGTTGGGGTATAATGGATTCCCACGATGTGTTAATGATACATATGAACGACTAAATAATAAGTCAGTCAAACTTCAACTTGTTAAACACGCAGAAGAGAATGCAATCTTTAATGCCATCCAGCGCCCTACTAATTGTACAATATACGTTACTCATCATCCTTGTGCCAGTTGCGCTGGTAGTATTGTACAGTCTGGCATTACTCGCGTTGCCTTTCCTCGCAATAGCCTGGATAATGGCTTTGGTGAAAGGTGGGAGGAATCGATTAAACTTGCTCAAGAGATCTTCTCTGAAGCGAATGTAAAACTAGACATTATCGTATGATTGAATTAGATAGAAAATTAACGGTCAACACCTTTCAAACTATAATTGAGACATGTGTCCACAAGAAAGGTATGGGCTATCTTGAAGCAATCATGTGGTATTGCGAAGAGAATAACGTCGAGGTTGATGCTGTTGCATCATTGATAAAAAAATCAGACGTAATCAGATCTAAACTTGAAGCTGAATGTGAAGATATGAATATTATTCAACGTCAACCGAGGTTGCCAATATGAAAGTGTACTGTACATCCAAAATTCCTAAGAAACTTAGGTCCCATGTTATTAATATTTCTAAGTTTACAGTTGATACTATCTTCACTAAGAG